TAAAAATTTTAAGGAGAAATATTGAAATCATATTTATCAATAGTTGAAGATATATTAACCAATGGAAAGAAAAAGAACACTAGGACAGGAACTGATGTTATTGGTATCAGTGGAGCAATGTTTTCTCATGATATGGGTGATGGATTTCCATTATTGACTACTAAAAAAATGTCAATAAAAAATATTGCAGTAGAACTTGAATTTTTTATAAAAGGACTTAGTAGTAAAAAATGGTTACAAGAACGAGGTTGCCATATTTGGGATCAATGGTGCAATCCACAAAAGGTAAAATATGGTAGTGACGAAGCTACAAAAAAAGCAATGTTTGATGAAGATGATCTTGGAAAGATATACGGCAGACAATGGAGAGACTTTAACGGAGTTGATCAGCTACAAAAGCTAGTGACAACGCTAAAGAAAAACCCAAACGATAGAAGAATGTTGGTTAGTTCTTGGAATCCAGCGGAGTTAGACCAAATGGCATTGCCGCCATGTCATCTGTTATTTCAAGTTGTAGCAATTGATGGCGTTTTGAATCTGAATTGGTATCAAAGAAGCGTTGATACTATGCTTGGATTGCCATATAACATAGCGTCTTATGGATTATTGCTTGAACTATTATCAAAAGAATCTGGATTGATTCCAGGCAGACTATGTGGCATGTTGGGCGATGTTCATATATATGAGAACCATATTGAGTTAGCAAAAGTTCAATTATCTAGAACGCCAAAAGAATTGCCAAATATAAAAATAGATAATTTTACAAATGTTTTTGATTGGACTTATGATGCGGCGAAAGTTGAAAATTACAATCATTATGATTCTATCAAGTTTGATATAGCAGTATAGATTCATAGTTTATGGTTAGTTTAAATGAAAAGGAGTAACCAAAATATAAGTTGATTTGGTAATTTTATTGTAATATTATTGTTGATTTATAGTTTATATTTTGAATAGTTGAAATACAAAGGAGTAATTAATGGCTGAAGTAATGACCCTCAAGAGGGCGCAACGTAAGCAAGCAAAACTTAAATTAGGAATGTCCGCCCCATCAGGCGGAGGGAAAACCCTTGGAGCATTGCTTATTGCTTATGGGCTGATGAAAGAGAAATATCCTAAGTTGAAAGATGATGAGCTTTGGGAAAAGATTGTTGTTATTGATACTGAAAATGGTTCTGGCGAACTGTATGTTGGTACAGTAATTGACAATATGAAGATTGGTTCATATAATGCAGTAACTTTGAAACCGCCTTTTGAAGCAGATAAATATACATCTGCAATTGAAATGTGCAAAGAAGCTGGAATGGAAGTTACTATTATTGATAGCACAACCCACTTGTGGAGTGGACAAGGAGGTTTGCTAGAACAACAAGGGAATATCGCAAAACGTACTGGCAATAGTTATACCGCATGGAGAGACGTCACGCCACAGCACAATCGTTTTATTGACACTATGCTTCAAACTGATATGCATATTATTGCTACAATGCGTTCAAAAACTGATTATGTTCAAGAAAAAGACCCAAGCACTGGTAAAACTACTGTGCGCAAGGTTGGTTTGAACCCAATTCAGAAGGATGGCATGGAGTTTGAATTTACGGTATTTCTTGAAATTGATGCTGAACATAACGCATTTGGTTCAAAAGACCGTACTGGAATTGTAGATCAGAAGTATTTCAAGATTACTCCAAAAGTTGGCATGCAACTTATGGATTGGCTTGAAAATGCAACTGATGCTAAAGAAATTGTTGTTGCTCAAAGCGAAGTGACTTCTCATGAAGCTAAGGCTGAAAATGCTTTGAAAGATATTCAAACTAAAGTTATCGAGAAGTGTAAAGCTTTAGGCGGAAGTAAGAATGAAGCATTGATGACCATTGTAAAATCATTTGAACCTTCTGGTAACACAAACAAGATTAAGGATGTGGCAGTATTAGCATCTCTATTAGAAAAAGTTGATGAATTAGAAACATCTACGAAAGTGAGCGAATAATATGGCTTGGAATATTGGTGAACAGAAATATCCACAACTTGCTACATTTTGGAGCGTTCAAGAAGAGAAGGACAATTATTCAATTGTTTCTTTAGGAACTTCTAGCAAAGATAAAGAAAAGAATTGGCATAATAGCAGTTGGGGTTATTGTCGATTTGTTGGTAACGCAAACAAAGGTTTAGATGAATTGAAAAAGGGAGACAGGATTGTTATTGTCTCTGGTAAAATTGATAGAGATTCTTGGGAAAAAGATGGTGCAAAACAATATCCTAAGAATGAAAAAATTACTATTTTTTCTTGGGAAAAATATGTGCCAGAATCAACTGCTGGAACTGGAATTGACTCAGCTCCTGTTATTGAAGAAGAAGATGAAGCGCCGTTTTAGTTAACAACAAACCTTATAGGGGAATAGAAATATTCCCCTATAACAGTATTTAGAAAGGGTATGAATGCTTATTCCCAAAAAATTAATTATTGCAGCTAAGGAAAAACTTGGTGAAGAAGCGGCAAAAATTATTGCAAAAGATTTAGAATTAAAAGAATGGGACGAAGAAAATTTACGTTCTTTGTGTTATTTCCATGATGAATCTACTCCTAGTTTTTTATGGAGTAGCAAAGATAATGCCTTCAAGTGCTTTGGATGTCAAGTACGATATGGCATCATAGACCATTATATGCAATTTTATCATCTAACATATTTAGATGCTGTAAAAAAATTATTTGAACTAGTTGGTGAGAAATTCTCTTTTGGTGAAAAGGGAATCAAAACAAAAAAAGATTATCGTTATCCATCATATGATAAATCAGATGATAGGACTAAAGTTGAAAAATATTCTGCAATAAGAAAAATATCTAAAGAAACACTAGATTACGCAGACGTACAAGAAGACCATAACGGAAATGTAGTTTTCAACTACTATGATACTAATGACGTTTTGACTTTGGTAAAATATCGTCCAGCAAGGACGGTTGATAAGGCTGAATCTAAAAATTGGTGCCAAAAAGATTCTGACACATTGCCAATACTATTTAATATGAACAGAATTGATATTGCAGATGGCGCATTACTAATTTGCGAAGGGGAATATGACTGTTTATCAGCCATAGAATCTGGATATAAAAATAGCGTTAGCGTACCATTTGGTGCTGGTAATTTTTCTTGGATAGAGGGGTCATGGGAATGGTTAGAATCTTTCGATAAAATTGTAGTTTGGTCAGACAATGATGAAACTGGCCAAAAAATGCATAAAGAAATATGCTCTCGCTTGGGTGTATGGAGAACATTATATGTAGACGCTCCAGATACAGTAACTCTAGAAAATGGTACAGTTAAAAAAGTAAAAGATATAAATGAATTTCTTTATTATTGCGGCAAGCAAAAAGTATTAGACTTAATAAACGACGCAAAAGAATTACCAATATATGGTGTTGCAGACCTTGCCAAAGTACAAGATTTTGATATAGAAAAAGAACCAGGACTTTATTCTGGCTTAAAATCAATTGATAAAATTATTTATAAGTTTTTATTTGGTAGCACGGTTCTTGTTACTGGAAAACGCGGTGCAGGAAAATCAACATTTTTAAATCAGACATTTATTTGCGAACCACTTCAAGAAGGCTATGATGTGTTCTGTTTCAGTGGCGAGATGAGCAATCCAGTACTGAAAAGCTGGATAGAACTTACTATGGCTGGTTGTGAAAATGTAAAAATGAAAAATGAATTTGTGCATATCATTGACCCACCAGCGAGAAAAGCTATGCAAGAATGGTATGAAGGAAGAGTTTGGCTTTACGACCAACACAGCAATAAGATAGAAGATATATTTGAAAAGGCCATTAGTGTAACTAGAAAGTATGGTGTAAAAATTTGGCTTCTAGATAATATGAGCGCAATGGATTTAGGTGAGAACGAAAATAACGCATTACAAAAACAGAAAGATTTGATTAATGAAGCTAATCGTTTGGCTAAATTATATAATGTCTTAGTAATTCTTATTGCACACCCTCGCAAATTACCAGCAGGGCAAGAAATTGAAGGTGATGATGTTGGGGGTTCTGGAAGTTTGGGGAACCTTTCTCAATATATGTTATCAATAAAAAGGTTTTCTGAAAAAGATAAAAAAGGTGAACCAAATGGTAAGGGTGGTTGGAAATTTGACAAAGAACCAATCAAAGAAGATGCGGAAATTGATGTAATAAAGAACCGCTATACTGGCAAGGTTGGTAAGGCTAGAGTTTTCTTCAATTATAAATCTTACCGTTTTTTCAACGATAGAGAAGAATT